AAGCTCATCCTCAACGGCCAGGACCGCTTCAAGGCCCAGAAGGGTAAGTACTTCAACCAGGTCCAGGCCTACAACCACCACTCCGGTAACCCTTACCCCGGTGTGTACTCGTACTCCTTCGCGCTCAAGCCCGAGGAGCACCAGCCTACCGGCACCTGCAACTTCTCGCGCATTGATAACGCGCAGGTCGCTGTCACCGTGCCCTCCGGCATCGCGTCCACCACCATGCACATGTTCGCTGTGAACTACAACGTCCTCCGCATCCAGTCGGGTATGGGCGGTCTCGCGTTCTCCAACTAAGTACCAAGTCTTAGTTTTTTGAGAAATAGTATAAAAAATTACCTTTTAAAATGTGTAACAGACATTCTAAAACGTAAAATCGATAAACCCAAAACCTTCAATTTTTTATTTACAACAACCCCCAGAAGTCTTGTCCATAACCGCGTCCCAAGCTGTTTGAGAACCAGAATATCCAGACTTATTACCCTCACAAAGCGCTCTTGCATCTGCCACAGATGCAATATATTCACTATTAGCCCACTCTTCAAAATCTGCTTCTGAACATTCTCCACAGTAGGCTTGACAATACTCGGACGAATTTGCCTCCTTCAGACCACAATCACCTTCTTCTGAACATCTTATAGCAGCATCTAGATCGTTTATAGCTCCTATAGGGTTTGTAATACCTCGTGTAAATCCACCTATAAACCCACCACTACCCGAACTACCGAATAATCCATTTAGGATAAGTATAGCACATGAAGATGAACAACAAAGAGCTGCGAGTATAATTACTTGTCGCATTTATAGTATACTTAGAAATATAATTCACATTATAATCATGTACGAAATCTACACAGACGGAAGTTGCCTAGGAAACCCTGGAGCTGGTGGATGGGGAGCCATAGGTGAAGACATGAAGTTATGTGGTGCCGCAGTAAAGACAACAAATAACATCATGGAAATGACTGCGGTGGCGAAAGCCCTTGAGGAGTGTGTGAAGAGGGGTATCGAGGAGGTGCGCATTTTCACAGATAGCAACTATGTCAAGAACGGTATCACCAAGTGGATTATCAACTGGAAGAAGAATGGGTGGATGACCTCCACTGGGACACCTGTAAAAAATAAGGAACTTTGGATTCAAATCGACACACTCAAGGAAAAGGTGAAGATGATTGAATGGCGTTGGGTCAAGGCACATAATGGTCACCCCCAGAATGAAGCAGTCGACACTCTCGCCAGGGAGTGTGCAAAAAATATCCAGGTAACGTAATGGGTCAGGAAGATATAGATGCCCAACCTGTGCAACACTTTTGGTGTGAGAAGCAGGAACAACTTCTGGTACGTTGGGCAGAGAAGGCTGCTGGGTACAGGTGGCTCCATAACCATGCACGCCTATACTACAAGAAACAACACGATTACCTCTCCTATCCGAGTATAGTTATCGCGAGTATCACTGGTGTCGGTGGTTTCGCTGTCCTCAATCCAAGCGGGAGTGATGACGTTGACCCAGATACGAAGACGAAAATTATTGTGGTTCAGTATTTTTTCGCATTCCTCAATGTTCTCGGCGGCATCCTGACTTCGATAAGTAAGTTTAGTCAAAGTGCGAACCTAGCTGAGGCACACTCTGCGATGTGCGTCCAGTACTCCAAGTTTTATAGGAATGTTGATATGGAATTGTCCCTTGATGTCCAACACAGAGAGGATGTAGTCGAATTTGTGCAGAAGGCACGACAAGAATACGACCGACTCCTCGATGATGCACCTGATATACCAGCCATATCCATTAAGGCTTTCAATATAGAGTTTCCAGATAAAGAGAATAAACCCGACGTATGCAACGGTCTCAGTATCATCATGAGCGATGACGCGGCTTCAATAATTTCCTCAACAGCGAATCCAGTTTCGAGGTGGGTCACGAGTGTAAGAAAACTAAATTTTAGGAGGAAGAGTCAGGATAATTCTATTGAGGTATAGTAAATGCAACAGCTTGTTCTCATCCTCGTGACGACCCTGTTCTATGGCCTCATTTACACGGCTATTCATCAGGCTGACCCCGATGCTTTCGGTTTCGAGAGTATGATTGACCCCTTCTACTTTGCGTTCACCACCATGAGTACTGTGGGTTACGGCGACTATGGACCCAAGACGAACATGGCTAAAATGGTTGTCATGTCCCAACAGTTCATCCTCATGGGTGAGATTCTGAGCATGATTGACTTTGGTAAGAAGACTCCCAAGATGAACATGGGTGCCAATGTACTCCCCAAGTTAGCCTAAAGTGCATGACTTGTCAGCAAACACTACATAAAATGTTAAAAACGCAACAAGTACAGTGAGGATTTGATTCTTGTACTTTGGATAAAATGCCAAACTACTCACGAGTAGACACAGTATGTATATGTATACGAATTGTGTGTATTCGAAAAAACCTCTAGTGTATCTATCTATACCTAGGGTTCCTGGATATGAGACAAAAATAGCATCTAGATTTTTATCATTTTGGAACGGGTTTACATTTTTAAAAATCGTCTCACTCTTGTCAACCTTAATGTATTCGTTTTCGTGACACACTGTATTGAGATTTCTTTGGTCATCTTTACATTTTAGTTTCAAAGCTTCATCTATAAAGTGTTTGAGATATTTAGTGTATCCCATGTACATACCAGAATTCGCAATTGAATCATCGCATGTCCCAAATATGAGTGTTTGAAGAGGCCATGGTGGGTTTTTTGAAACCAAAACCTTACAGTCACACTTTTCAAATAATTCTACAACGCCACGGGAATCTTTATTTATTTTGGTATCGAAACCATCGAGGAAGATGACGATATCTTCATCTTTCTTTGTCTCCAAGTATTCAGACATCCCCTTGTATTTATCACTAAAACCATTCCACTTCGTACCCCATCCCAGGACTTTGACGGGGATACCAAACTCGTTGTTGACCAACTCTTCAAACATACCCTGAGACTTGTTAGCATAAGTGACAATCTCGACACTCATTATTAAAATATCCACAGATAATAAATGAAGGTACTCATTATTTTGTTTGTGCTACTCATCCTTCACTTATTGTGGATTGAGATGCGGAAGAAACCAGCCTTTGACAACAGTTGGGAGTATCCAGAAGGGTACGAGGATGTTAACGAAGAGCTGCACCAGAAGGGTTTCATGGTCATTCGTGGTTGCGTGAAACCCGAAACCATCGAGCAGTTTAGGGAGAATGTCGGCAAGAAAGATGTCAACTACAAAGGTATCTCCCCCGTCGTGTATGACGTGAAGGATTGTCTTCGTGAACTCTTCGGATGGGAACCTGTCATGACCAAGTATCGCGTGAGCAACCAGGAAAACAAGATTGACGCCAGTTTTCTTCACAACGACCTCAAGAATGTCTCGAGGACAAACACACCCATCCCATGTCATACGGTTCTCCTCTATGGGGACAAGGGTCGGATGCAATTGATTCCAAAGTCTCACCACAAGACCCATGGTTCTGTCATTCACGCTGCCCATGACCTAAAGAATGTCATCACGGTCGACATTGAACCTGGTGACCTTCTCCTTTTTAACGCGTCCCTCATGCACCGAGGCATTTTCTTCAACACCGAGGACAATCGGAGGTTGATTCAGTTTTTCGAGGTGTATCCAAACAAAGAGACGTTTGATAAGTTTGCCACGATGGTCGACACGAGCTATGTCAACAAGTCTCCAGTGCTAAAGACACTCCAAAATGTCAACCGTGCGACATCTACTCAACCCGCCATCAACGAGATGACGAATATTCTCATGTACTTCAATTACAGGTTGGGTAATCAACCACAACTCAATAAAGTCCCTGACAAATATGACCCTATGTTTGCGTCCAACGAGACCAAGAGGCGTCTTGAGAGTATGGATGACACGACAATGAACATCTATGTTCCCATGACTGATGCCTGTCCCGAAATAAATAAAAATATCAGGAAATGTTAGATGAACAAGTATCTGATTCCCATCATCTTCTTTTTACTTGTCGTAGTAGATAGTGTCTACGGATTTACACGCACTCCAAGGACATGTAAGAAAAAGACGCTCACCACAGAGTTGGTGTTTCTCTTTCACGTACTCATAATGACCTACTCGATGTTAAGTCCGTTCATCTTGAAGGATTACATTTCGAACTTCATGTTCAACGCGACGATGGCGTTGTCGTGGTTCCTCACGGAGGAGATGAAGGACAAACCTATCTGTATGTTGTCTGCTATGGAGGATGTAGTGTGCGAAGATAATGAACCTCTGCGTCAAGTTCCGACACACTACGTCATCTTAACAACGGCTATCATGTTGTATGACGTTTACATGTTGTTGAGGGCGTAAAACTCTCTCGCCTTCACCTTGACACGTTCGATGTACGCATCATTTCTATTGACATGTCCATAGAGACCACAAGGCCAGTTTCCCTCGAGGACGTAGACACCATCACAATCAACCATCAAGTCCCAACCAATCGTAAAACAGAAATCGAAATCGCGCACATGAAGTTGACGAAGCTTCTCCACCGTGTCTTCTATTTCTGGAACGTGTACGTGTTCCCTAGATGTACCACCCTTTACCAAGTTAGACGTCACTTTGTCATCATTTTTAAATTCGTAGATGACGAGAACTTCACCGTCATGGGTTGTGATGACACGGAAGGTTCGAGACCCATCGTATCCGCAACTTCCGATTTTTTCTTGGATGAGGTGGTTCGTTTCGGTGGGTTTGACATCCTTACCCTTCACGAGTTTTATACCGTTTCCAGTTGTACCGTATTCGGGTTTTGAGATGTACTCTTTCTCAGGGTCGAGGTCATCATACACGTGAAAAGGCTTTGTCGTCGCATACAACTTGGGAACGTCAATTCCATTCTGTGAGAGGTACATATCCCAGAATATCTTACTCTGTAAGTTCTGTTGCATTTTCGCATAGGGTTTGGTGAAGCAATAGGCGTTAACGAGTTCACCATCGGAGACTTTCATGAGACGGTTTCTGTCAAAGTAAAATGGTGCCATCAGATATTTACCGACACCCACATCGTACTCGACTGGATGTTGAGACACATGTCGATAATCTCCGTGCATCATGAGCTGATACAACATCTTCTTCTCCACATCATTCGTGTTAATGATAAACAGTAACACATAAATGAAGAGGAACATCAAAAGATATTTCAACATTTGTATATACCAATATAAAAAGATGGGGTGAGTATCACCCAGATGAACGTCGGGATTCTGACAGCTGGTGGTGTATGTCCAGGTGTAAATAATCTTATCCACTCCCTCACCCTCTATGAAACTTCTCGGGACAATCGCATCATTGGTTTCAATGAAGGCTTCCGAGGTCTCAATAACAATACTCGCACTGAACTCTCACGTAAGAAGATTGAAGAAGGTGCTGGGTCTATCCTACGTGTCTCGTGTGAAAGTGTTGACATCGAGGATGCCATGAAGAGTATGAAAGACCTCGAACGCTTGTACTGTATTTGTGGTAACGAGTCCATGAAGAGTGCTGCCAAACTCGCCCTCGATGATAGAATCGAGACAAACATCATAGGTATCGCCAAGACTATTTTCAATGACATTCCAGGTATGGAATCTATCGGATTTCAAACAGCTGTTCAGGAATTTGCGAAGTACATAGACTATGCTTATGTAGAAGCTACTACGACAAACTCTATCGTCTTTGTAGAAGCACCTGGACACAGGGTAACCGAACTCTCCACACAGGCTACGTTCGCTAAGTATTCCAAAGTGACTGACGTGATTAATAAACAAACCATCAACAACATTTCTAAATACCAAATCAAAAATAACTATGAGACCCAAGGCTACGCTGTAGTGGTCGTCGCAGAGACGTGTGAGTATCAAGATGTCA